TCCGACAAGATCGATAAGATTGAGAAGCTTCTTGATATGAACACAAATTTGACAGTCGATCTATCAAAGAAGCAAGCCCGATTGTCTGTCTTAGAGTCGTCCGTTGATGCATCCGAAAGGTCTCACATGATTGAAGAAGAACGACTCCGGTGTCTAGATGAAGGTCTACGAGGTTCTGAGAACATCGAGGTAATTTCTATTAGGCGTAAATCCGATGAATGCCTGAAGGCCATCAGGAGGATTGAGGGCGAGAATCTTCAGATTGCATCCAATAAGGGTCGACTCTCGTCCGACCTTGAAAGACTAACAAGGGACAGGCTTGTTAGAGAAGATCTTCTTGCAAGGCTGAAGAGCAGAGAGGTAATTTCTACTGCTTTTTCTCGAAAGGGAATTCCATCTTCAATTATTCGGACTCAAATCCCCCTCATTAATTCTGAAATCTCCAAGATCTTAGGGGGGATTGTTGACTTTTCGGTTGAGATTGAGAACGACGAGGATTCTGACTCTCTAGAGATCTATATTAATTACGGAGATTCACGGAGAATTATTGAGCTCGGATCAGGAATGGAGAAGATGATCTCCTCTATTGCAATTCGTGTCGCGCTTATTAACATCTCGACACTTCCCAAAACAAACATTTTTATCCTTGATGAAGGATTCGGTGCACTTGACTCACTGGCTGTCGAGTCATGCAATAGATTACTTCAGTCTCTCAAGAGGTATTTTAAGAGTGTTTTTGTCATTACTCATATTGACGGTATTAAAGACTGCGCCGATATAACGGTTGAGATCACCAAGGCAGAGAAAGATTCAAAGGTTCAATATGTCTAAGAGACCCTATGTAAACAACAGATGGATTAAGCCTCACCCCGCAGGTTTTGTTATCATAACCCCCGATAAAATGTCAGAGCCTTTGCCTCTAAGTTGTCCAGTTTGTCACTCGATGCTAAGAAACAAAGATGATGAGATTTCATGGGAGAGTTTGCAGTGCTGTTATATGTGTAAACTTGATTGGGCTGAATCTAGAAAAAGTGAGTGGTTAAAAGGCTGGAGACCTACGAATGAAGACATTTTCTTAAAACTTAATAATCGACCACCGATACAGTTAAACTTATCTGTCGATAATTAAAGATAGCTCACTACTTATTATATCGATATTTAAAGATGTAGAGGTTTATTATGCTCACTCAGAAAACAATTGACTATAATGCACTAGGACAGGCTCTCGATACTACCTGGGGGAGATCTTCAACGCCTAAGACGGCAAGCTTTTCTGTTAAGTTCTCTTTAAGCGGAAATGTTCTTGTTGCATCTTATGCTGCAATTGTTAATTTTGGAACAGAGTATGAGATGATTCAGATGAAGAGAAATTACGAGAGTGAGTCGGTTAAGGTAATAGCAGAAGTTTTAAAACAGGTCAGGGCAAATTACAGAAAATTCTCTGGAGGGAAGACAATCTCCCTTAAGGAGATGGGATCAGAAGATTCTTTAGAGATTATTGGTTTTGGAGTTCACAATCCTAAGAGAACTTCATATTATAGAAGAAAGACAAAATTTGAACTTTCATGACCTTCAAAAATCCTTCTTCAAAAACCGAACAAGTCAAAGAAATAGTCAGATGCGGTAGAGACCCTGTCTATTTTATGAAGACTTATACGAAGATTCAGCACCCTAAAAGAGGATTAATACCTTTTGACACTTATTCATTTCAGGATGATTGTGTCAAAGCCTTTGAAGAGAATCGTTTTAATATTATTCTGAAATCAAGACAGCTTGGGCTCTCTACTATCACAGCTGCTTATTCAGTCTGGTTTGCCCTCTTTAAAAAAGATAAAAATGTTCTCGTCATTGCCACAAAGCTTCAGACGGCAATGAATTTTATCAAGAAGGTAAAGACTATGCTGGATGGTCTTCCCAAATGGCTACTTCTTGCAAAATACGAGGCAACAAAACAGCAAATTCGACTAAATAATGGATCCACCATTGCTGCAATTCCAACATCACCTGATGCAGGACGATCCGAGGCGCTATCTCTTCTTATTGTCGATGAGGCTGCATTCATTAGGGATTTTGAGGACATCTGGACGGGTCTGTATCCTACACTTTCAACAGGAGGATCGGCTGTAATCATCTCAACGCCGAATGGCGTAGGAGGACAGTATTATAAGCTGTGGACAGACGCCGTTGCTCAGCAAAATGAATTTAACACCATCAACTTACCATGGTGGGTACATCCAGAGCATGACCAAGAGTGGTTCGACAAAGAGACGAGAAACCTTCCAAAAAGGAAGGTAGCTCAAGAATTTATGTGCGATTTCATATCCTCGGGTGAAACCTTTCTTCAGGCAGCTGAGATGGATTATCTGAGAGGAATGCTTGACCCTCCTAAGAGAAAAGAAGGGATTGCTAATGCAGTCTGGGTTTGGGCTGATCCGGCACCTGAAAGAAGATATTTTATTTCTGCTGACGTCGCCCGCGGAGATGCCGCTGACTTTTCAGCATTTCATGTAATTTGTGTAGACAATGCTGAAGTTGTATGCGAATTTATGGGAAAAGTTCCTCCCGATAAATTTGCTGACATTCTTCTTGAATATGGAAAGAAATATAACGGAGCAATTCTCTGTCCTGAAAGAAATACATTCGGATATTTTACTTGCGTCAGACTTCGTGATTCAGGATACAAGAGGCTTTGGTACAGGAATGCAAATGCTGATATGTGGACCTTCATTCAGAGCGATCCTGAGCAAGTACCAGGATTTGAGACACAAGTTAATACACGATCTCAAATGTTAGGAAAGCTTGAAGAATTAATCAGAAATCAGGTAATTAAAATTTATTCACAAAGAACTTATGATCAGCTTCAAGGTTTTGTTTGGCATGGATCCAAAGCTCAGGCATCTCGTGATGCACATGATGATCTTATCATGAGTCTTGCAATCGGAATGTGGATCACACATGGTTCGTCCTCAGACTCGGAATCAGGAAGAGAGATGGCAATGGCAATGTTAAAAGCGACCGGAATTTTAAGAAGAGATCCTGATTCTACATTTCACGTTAATTACAATTCAGTCAAACCCATATCTAGTATGTATGTTCAAGGATTAAACGCTTTAAAACCAAGAGATCCACATAGAAATCACGACCCAAGTGATTTTAATTGGCTTTTAAAATAATTTGAACAATATATTTATTCAATAATGGTCTTTTGTTTTGGAGTTCATCAATATGAGAAAAATATCAGCTCAAACACTTAGAAGAATTATTCAGTCTGAAGCTAAGAAGTTTTTGTGGGAAGAGAAAAGAGACGATCAAGAAAGAAAAGTTTTTAATTCTGCAAGTGATCTTTTGGGTGCCATAGAGGACTTTAAGGAGAATGCAACTGATGAGCAGCTCATTTCTTTACAGTCTTCAATTGATCAGATGAGTCGTCATCTTACAGATATGAGAAAGAATTCTGAGAATTATACTGACAAGCCAGAAAACTCAGTCATAATTGGCGGAAATAAAGGTAATGACAATTAACTTCTAGTCAGATAAAAATATTATCTGATCACAGGAGCCTGAACTCCGAATAGGCAGGCAATTTTATGTCAAACAAGAAACAGAAGAATCTTTTTCGTCAGCTTACAGATCTTTTTAGAAGCGGACCCATTGTAAAAAGAAAAATTCGATCAATTGATACAACAATTGCAGTCCCTGATAAGACAAAATCTTCAGGGGCTTTGTTGTTTCAAAAATCATCGGCACCCACATACGCCACCATCACAGCCAACGCGTATAACCTCTCTGAACGCTTGATGCGCTATCAAGATTTTCAAGAGATGGAGTACAGTTTAGATTCAACCACTTGCATAGCAACGCCTGATGGCTTTGTGACGATTGGTGAACTGGCTGAAAGGTGTAAAAACGATCCTGACTATAAGTTTATTGTATACTCTTATGACCATGATGCAGGTCAAATCGTACCTGCATATGGAAAGCAAGCGCGTCAAACTTGTGTTGACCATGCATGGAAAATAACTTTTGATAGCGGAAAGACGATAACAGCCAGTCCCGAGCACCGTCTGATGTTACGTGATGGGTCGTATAGAAAGGTGGAAGATCTCCAGGTTGGAGATAGCATGATGCCTTTTTATAGAAAAGATCTTTTTGCCAATGCAAAGGAAGGTACAAAAGGATATTCATGGATCTACACAATGGATTCTTCTTCTAAGGGCTGGAAGAAGGAACATCAACTAATTGCAGAGTGGGTCTCTGGTAGAGGTTTGGCTGAGGATGAAGTTGTGCACCATATCAACTTTGTCAAAACAGATAATCGCCCTGAAAATTTGAAGATAATGACAAAGTCCGATCATGATTCTTACCATACTGATCTCAATAATCGAGTTAAGTGGTCAGAGGAAAATAAGGGCTGGATTGAAAAATTTAAAGCACAACATGCAAATTGGATGTTGCATAATGCTCCAACTCGTCGAAGAGATGTCACTTTTCCTAAAATACTTCAGCTTTGTGAAAAACTAGGCTTTAGTATTCCCAAAGTTGCTCATGCCTTAGATGTTAAACCCAATCTTATTAATGAAAGATTGGTTGCAAATGGATTTAAAAGTTTTACTCAATTTGCCGAGGTTTATTCATCCGGTGAATTAATCCAGAAAAAAAATCAAATTGGCAAATTGACTAGAGAAATTTCTCTTGACGAAATTAAATCCATCATCGTCGAGAATGACACCAAGAGATCGCTGGCCATTAAACTAGGTTGTACTGTCAACGTACTTGATAAGTTTCTTAATAGACGTGTTAATATCTCGTGGAGAGACCTGAGAGAACAGCTAGGATACAAGAACGAGAGTCACGACCACAGAACTGGCGGTAGGCCGAAAGGAAACAACAACAATAGTTTGACTTTTCAGCAAATTTGTGATTCATATACGGACGGAATAACTCTCCCGAGATTGTCTGAAAAATTAAGAGTCAATAAAAACACAATTATTTCTCGATTAAATCAGAACGGGTATTCAAAATATAGTGAATTTCAGGATCGTCATCTTAATCACAAGATTGTTTCTATTGAATATGTTGGAGTTATCCCACTTTATGATCTGACCGTGGATGGATACAAGAATTTTGCAACGGACACTGTTATTTCTCATAACACTCCAGAGATTGCTGCAGCTCTTGACATTTATGCTGACGAAACATGCTCCCAAGACGACAAAGGTAGGGTTCTACACATCTATTCGGACAATGAAAAGATTAAAGAAATACTTGAGGACATGTTCTACAATACATTAAATGTGGAATTTAACTTAAGATCTTGGGCAAGAAATCTTGTTAAGTATGGAGATTTTTTTGTTTATAACGACGTTCATCCTGAAAATGGAGTTGTCTCAGCTTTTCCAATTCCCGTTAACGAGATAGAAAGAGAAGAGAATTACGATCCTAACGATCCGATGGCCGTTCGTTATCGATGGGTAACTCTAGGAAATAGAATATTGGAAAACTGGGAAGTGACCCATTTTAGACTTCTTGGAAATGATATGTTCCTGCCATATGGGTCTTCCATTATCGAACCAGCAAGAAGAATTTGGAGACAGCTTATCCTCATCGAGGACGCCATGCTAGTCTATCGAGTCGTAAGGGCTCCTGAGCGACGTGTTTTCTACATTGATGTTGCAAATATTCCAGCTGCCGAAGTCCCGCTATACGTCGAAGAACAAAGAAAAAATTTAAGATCAAATCAGGTCATTGATAGAAACACGGGTAGGGTTGATTTAAGATACAATCCTTTGCCTGTTCACAAAGACACTCCCGTTCCATTGCTGGATGGTACAACTATCACAATCGAGTCCCTGTCAAGAAACATGGAGCAAAATAAAGATTATGTTCCATGGGTTTATTCAGTACAGGATGGGACAAAAAAAATTGTACCAGGTAAGGTTGTGTGGTGTGGAAAGAATTATACTGCTGAATCGCTTACCAAAGTAACTCTTGATGATGGATCTTATATCATAACAGCCCATGAGCATCCCTTTGTTATGAGAGACGGAGGGAAAAAGAGAGCCGATGAGCTTCTTGTCGGTGACAGCTTAATGTCTGCTTATAGAGACGTAAACAACAAGGGTTATGAAAGAATTATAGAGCCTGATGGGTCAAGAAACTCTACTCATTCAATAGTTGCAAGAGACGCCTATAGAGAAAAATGGGAAAACACCCTAGGGAGAGTTGTTCATCACAAACATCCTGAAGTTGGTGTCGCAAATAAGAGAAATAACACTCCAGACAATCTTGAGGTTATGAATTTCTGGGATCATCGAAAGATGCATGCCGAGCATTGTGAAAAAACCCTAAACAGACCAGAACTCTTAGTGGCTAGAAGAGCAAAAAGAATAGAATACAACAAGTCTTCTGAAAAAAGAAGAAAAACATCCGAGCTTAACAAAGCACTCAAGAAGGCTGAAAGGATGGGAAGAGACTATAATGGGTCTGAACTTCATAAGTCTCACAATACTTTAAGAAGAGAAGCTCAGTTAAAAACCTGGTCCTTAAACAAAGATTCAAGAAATGAATCAATGAGATGGGTTATTCCAAATGAAATTATGTCTTTTGTGTTTGATGTTGTAAAAACAAACCCAAAAATTGGTCGTGAAGAAATTACAAATGCTATAAGAACAAATCCTACGATGATAAATTTGATTTCATCATCAAATTTATCCCCTGAAAGAGATGTAAGTAAGTTCCATGTTTCGGCTATCGTAAATAAGCTTCATAGAATGGGTTGTATTCAAAAACCCACTTTTAGTAATTTTAGAGTTTTTGCAATTAATAATTTTGCTCCTGTCAATCATCAAGTTGTTAAAACTGAGACAATTATTGAAAATGTTGATGTTTATTGCATGACTGTAGTCGGACCGAACGGTGAAGATGATAGGCATAATTTTGCTGTAAATGGTTGTGGTATTGAATCTCATGAAACCAAAAACGCGCTTAAATCTTTAATTTTCTTATGGAACTCAGTTGATGAAGATTACTTTATTCCTGTAAGAGGTACGGACACAGGGACCCGTATTGAGACTTTGGCAGGCGGTCAAAATACCGCAGCTGTTGAAGACGTTGCATATATTCAAAAGAAATTATTTGCTGCCTTGAAAATTCCTAGAGCGTATTTGGGATATGATGAGACTTTATCCTCAAAAGCGACTCTTGCCCAAGAAGATATCAGATTCTCAAGAACTATCAATGTAATTCAAAGGGTTATGCTCTCTGAGCTTAACAAGCTTGCCATTATTCATTTATACGCCCATGGATTCGACGGAGAAGATTTACAGAATTTTATTCTAAGACTTTCTAATCCCTCTACAATTGCTCAACAACAGAAATTAGAGCTTTGGAGAGCCAAATTTGAAATTGGTGGAGCTGCTCCTGAAGGTTTTGTTAATAAGAACTTTATTAGAAAAGAGATCTGGGGCCTTAATGATGAAGAGTGTCAGAAGATTGATGATGGAAGAATAAAAGATAAAATTGTCGATCAGACCATTGAGTCTTCTTCTGCAGGTGGAGACGACGGAGGGGGAGGCGACGCAGGCGGAGGAGATGATCCTTTCGGCGGTGGTGGAGATGATGCGGGCGGCGGCGATGATCTCTTTGGTGGGGGAGGAGATGAGGGAGGCGGAGACGAGCTTAATGCAGACAACGAGGATGATTCTGGAAAGGATCTCTTGCTTTCATCGAACCCTCATGACGGAGAGTCTTTCTCTATTCCGAGGTTTGATTTTGGAAGAATGGCAATTCAACCAAACTCAAGAATAGGGATGAGAAAAGAATCAAAAAAAGAAACAAGAAGCGTGTCGAACAAAAGATACGAAAGGCGCGGTGGAAAAATTAAGCTTCATGAACCCGGCTTATCATCAATGGTAAGTCCGTCGGAAGACATTTATGACTCTTCATTTTTCAAAAACCCATTTGATGATATTGGAAAAAACCCAATAAGTGAGAGAACTAGAATCTCTCTTCCGCCTGATGTTGTTTCAAGCCTTTCAAATTGGGAAAAAAGATTTGGAAAAAGAAATTCAAGAGGATTATTAAGAGAGACAAACAATATTGACAACGAAGACTTATTTATTGATGAGGAAGTTTAATATGCCAAGAGCACATAACAAAAGAAGAAATTCTGGGCTTCTATATGAATTTTTAGTGAGGACGATTTCAAGTGCTCTTGTTGAGGGAGACAAGAAGAAATCATCTTCAGCATTAAAAATTTTAAAAAAATATTACAAACCAGGGACTGAACTTTACAGAGAGTTTCGATTAATTAATGCACTTGTTCGAACAACTGTCAGCTCTGAGTCTGTTGCATCAAATATCCTAAACGAGGCTAGAAACGCCTCCAAAGAATATTCTTCATCGTCCCTTGATAAAGAAAAGTCTCACTTAATAAAGAGCATTAATTATACTTTTAACAATCCTGACTTTTACAATCAATTTGTAAATGAATACAAAGCCTATGCAACCGCTCAAACTCTAATAAATGAATGGAGAATGACTGCTCAAGAAAGAAATTTAGGTGAGACTGCCCTTTTCGAAGACCAGATGATAAGATGGCTTCTATCTGAAAAGGACCAACCTCAGGATTCAATTCTGACTGAAGACTCATCAGGGTCTTCAAAAGTGCTTGTAAGTGTTATGACAAAGAAACTGAACGAGAAATACGATGGTGTTCTTACAGAGTCTCAAAAAGATCTAATCAGGGCATATAGTCTTTCTAAAACGAATGAAAATCCCGGGCTCCTAAAAGCTAAACTTCTTGAAATTAAAACAAATTTAATTTTTGATACTGAAAAATATTCTCAAAAATTAGACAGTTATACGACGTCAAAAATTAATGAAGTCAAAGAGATTGTTAAGGCTGAAAAGCTTGACGAGATAAATGACGACACTGTTACACGTTTTATGCTCTATACAAAATTATTAAGCGAAATTAACTCAGAGGAGTAACTAGACATGTTAAATGAACAAAGACTGTTAGGAACATATGACGTTTTTGATTACGAAGTTGTAACAGAAGTCGTTAAGCCCTCAACCATTGTTGAAGACTCTTCAGGCAGAAAAATAGAGACGCCTGCTGTAAAGAAAGTGACGATGAAAGGAATTCTTCAAAAGTGCGATACTGTAAACCAGAATGGAAGAATTTATCCTGCAAAACTTCTTGAAAGAGAGGTTAAAAATTATCAGAAGTTTATTGTTGAAAATAGATCTTTAGGGGAATTAGATCATCCTGATTCTTCCGTTGTTAATTTAAAAAACGTCTCTCATATTATTCGAGAGGCTTATATGGATAAAGGTATTGTTTATGGTGTTGCAGAAGTTCTTGACACGCCTTCGGGAAAGATTCTTCAGTCACTTATTGAAACAGGCGTAAAATTAGGAATCTCTTCACGTGGGGTTGGTTCAACAAAGAAGCAAGGTGAATTTCATATTGTTCAAGATGATTTTCAGCTAATTTGCTGGGATTATGTTTCGGAACCGTCGACTCCTGGTGCTTTCATGTTCGCCGAAGGAAAAAGAATTGCCGAAGGAGAACTAAAAAAGATTTTTAACAAGAGCGACAGGATTGATCGAATTGTTAATGACATCTTGACTTATAAGAAGGGTGGTTAATATATGAATCAACAGAATACAAAAATTACAAGACAGTCGCTGAAAAAGATTGTAAAAGAATGCCTAATTGAAATTCTTTCTGAGGGAATATCCTCAAATAATTTTTCAAGCTCTGATATTACGGTACCAAGAAACACTGAAAGAAAGCCTTCTCCTGCAATTGCACAGGCAATTAGAGCAGAAGCAAAAAGAAACCCAATAATGGCAGATATTTTTGCTGATACTGCAAGAACAACTCTTCCTCAAATGCTGTCGGAGAGAAACGAACCTAGAGAGCAAGTGTCAGGGAGACTTGAGGATGTTTTTGGGGCTGAAACATCGTCAAAATGGGCTGAATTAGCATTTTTAGATTCAAATACAAAAAAGAGATAATATTTAGTCAAAGGTTGGAACATATTTAATACATCAACGAGGTTGAAATGAAACTGACACCAGAATTTATTAAGAGGCTTGTAAGAGAGGAGTTTGAAAAATCTTTTGATGTAGACACTGAAGAGACTGGTGCAGACGAATATGCTGATGCTCTTGTCAAAAAGATTGATTTTGTTAAAGCTCTTAAGATTGAAGAGGCAAGACTGAACAAGAGGCTAGTAAAGATTAGAGAACAAAAAGAAAAAACGATTAAGTCTATTAATAGATCTATCTGACAAGAATAATTTATTTACAGGAGAACAATATGCCCGGAAAAGGAAAATATACAGTTTTAAAAATGAATGCGAGACTGGCTCGTCTCTTTCCTGGAAATCCGGCGACAATTACTCCGCCTTTCTTGAAAGATAATGGGACACCAATGACCCCTCAGGAAGCTTTAGAAGAGCTTGTCGCAAAAGGAAATGCAATTCTAAGAGCAGAAGCCACTGATGATCCGCAGGGACTTGGGCAGAAGAACGGGTTTATTTATACGGGAGATCCTTCATGGCCAGATGACGGCGGAAGAGTGGATATAACTTACAGAAACAGAGAGGGATTAATTACTCCACCAAACGGACAGTTGACTCCTATGTTCGCAGGAGATCCAATGAACGCCTTCGTGCCTGATATTTCTTCACCAGGTCCTGGTCCTTCAGGAGAAAGTGCATCAGAGCTTGGAACACTAAGGGCTGATGGAAAAGACAAGACTCTTGATGGTAATCCAAAACTCTCGCCTGAAGAATACATGAGATCCAGAGGAAGAGACTTGAATCCTTCGCCTGGAACGAGAAGAACACCTGCAAGAACAGGATCAAAAGTGTATGCATCAAATACACTTGGAGGAAACCAGCTTAACACTTCTGACCCTGAACAGTATCCGGAATAAAATAGGAATAATACATGTCAAAACAACTTTATGAAGAAGCACTTGCTGATGTCAAGAGTTTAAAGGCGGTTGCAGAAGACAATGCCAAGAAAGCATTGGTTGAGGCTGTAACTCCTCGAATCAGAGATTTGATTGAAAAACAACTCTTGAAAGAGTTTTACGAGGATGAACTAGGAGACGACGAAGACCTAATGGGTGTTTCGTCTATCGACACCAACCCAGGGGGAGATGAGAAGGTATTTGACTATAATGATTCGTTACCGCCCTCAATCCCAGCTCCTGGTTCAGTCCCCAAAGGTAATCCAAGAGCCCCTCTCCTAACTGACAACCAAGAATCAGGTCAAAAAGAGATCGTAATTGATCTTGGTAATCTTTCAAGCCTTGCAAGTCTTGCTCAAGGAATTGGCGACGACTGTGATGAAACGGGGCTTGATTATCCAAAGTCACCTCCACCTACAACAGGTGATATTCTTGGGTTTAACAAACTTGTGTCAGGAGTGTCTGAGAGCACAAAGAGGCTTGTATCGGACAAAACACTTGCTCGTTCAGGCAAGGGAAAGGTTATGATACAAGAGCTTCTTACTAGAGTTGAGAATATGTACGAGTATGTGCAGGAGACCGCAATGGATCCCGCAAAGAAACAGAGGCTTGAGAACAGTCTTGAGTCTCATTATTCACTATTAAATAAACTGCAGGAGCAAAACAATATGAGAACAAGAAATAGACGGTCTCTTAATGAAGAGAAACTTACCTTTGAGCTTGATGGAGTCAACCTTCCCGAAGACGCTGACATGGAGTCAATCTTTGGTAGTGCCACTGTAAAGATCACTCCCGTCGGCGGCGGAGATGATGATACGGATGACGAAGACGACATGGATGACCTGGGCGACGACGAGGGTGGAGACGATGAGCTCGACCTCGAAGGCGGAGATGACGAGGGCGGAGATGACGAGGGCGGAGACGATGAGCTCGACCTCGAAGGCGGAGATGACGAGGGCGGAGACGATGAGCTCGACCTCGAAGGCGGAGACGAGAAAGAGGCTCAAAACGCTGGAAGAATGTATGGTGAGTCTCGCCGCCGCGACCGTCATGGAGACAATGTTATCGTTGAGATCGACGAGGGCATGCTTCGCCGTGAAATTGGAAAGATGAAGATGTTGAGAGAGGCTCGTGCTCGCCGAGCAAGAATCATCTCGGAGAAGAAGAATGCATCCTTTAAGGCACCTTCGAATAAGGGCCATGGTGCAGGAAAGCTTCGCGATCATGATGACCTTGGTGATCCAATCCTCGACATTGACTTGAATGACCTGAAAGAGGCTCTTTCAAGAGAGACGAGAGCTCTATCTCGCAGAGATGCTCACCGAAATGGTGCATCAAATCGGGTCGCGGAGGAAACCAATAACAAACTCCGTAATAAGTTGGCGGAAACGAATCTGTTCAACGCAAAGCTGGTCTATTCGAATAAGCTCCTTCAGAATGAGTCACTTTCGAAGAGACAGAAGGCTGAGATCATCGAGCGTCTTGATGAGGCAACAAATCTTCGCGAGGTGAAGCTCGTGTATGAAAGCCTCGTAAAGACAATGGCAGGCACTTCACGTCCTCTGCGTGAGTCGAACGAAAGAAGAGTTCTTGGATCGTCCTCACGTGCAACACGCCCAGCCTCAACAACCCTGACCGAGGGATTTGAGACTGACAGATGGGCACGCCTTGCCGGTATCATCAAGTAATTTGTCATTGAACTAAATTTAACCCCAAACTATAACGGAGAATATAAAATGAAAGTTTTTTCTTTAGATCAGTTAGCACAAGGAATCCGTGAGAAGCACATCGGTGCTGAGCGCTCACGCCTTGTAGAGAAGTGGAGCCGCACAGGTCTCCTTCGCGGATTGGATGGAAATCGTCGTGAGACCATGTCGCAGCTCCTGGAGAACCAGGCTGCCCAGGTCCTGAAGGAGAGCGGTTCGTTGTCACAGGGCGGCGCCGGGATGACCTCATCGGGTCAGATTCAGGGCTTCTCGAACATCGCATTCCCAATCGTTCGTCGTGT